CCTGAATACCTTAGCCAGGGAAAGGGAACAATCAGCTTATTTTCAACGGCCGGGGATGAGGAAATCACACAGTTGTTATGTGGCGTTGGCAGAGTAGTGTAGCATAACAACTAGGATCTATGTGGTAGATGTCCAACGCTAAGCATAGTTCCGCACCGCCATCACTAGGGCGGTATAGAAATACGTCAAAACCCTAGCCATGGAGTGATGCCATGGCCGTGTCTACGGAGCAGCTGACGTAATCAGCAGCCAACCATGATTAGGGATGACATCCCATTGGTTTGAGGCGACCGCTCCTCACGACAATTGCGGCTTGTTCCCCGAGACTGATAATCTCGGGTCGGTTAGAGTCCGGTTACCAGGGAAACCAGCCTTGGTAATAAGGAACAGGGTGAGACAGTGGTGGATTGACAGTCCACCGTCTCTAGGACTGCCAGGCTTCGTATGGCCTGCTGGACCCAACAACCTTCTGTGTGCAGATTGTGCGGTGACGCACGCGTTTCTGCCAGAGGCTCTGTTGTGTGTCGGCTGCCAGGTTGCCAGGTGGAAGTCCGGAGAAGCTGTCGGAGCCACACGCGTATCTCGCGTGAGTTCCAGAGTGAATGTGGGGTCCTTCACTCTCGCAAGAGAGGTCTTGAAGGATCATGTGTCTAGACGGTGCTTGGGGTCGTTACCCGAGGATCGAGCACACCCCTTCGCTGAGGACGGGCGACTGTCCTTTGTCGAAACGGGTTATAAGCGCAGACACATCAGGGACGGTTTTCTCCCCCGACCCTGCGCACCACTCACTGGTGATGTGATTGCTGAACCCTTGCAATCACTGAATTCCCCGTGGCCGACCACACACAAGTCAAGTGTGTGTGAACCTGCGGGGGCCCGGAGCGCCCTTGACAAGGTGCTCGGAGGTAAAAAGGGTCCACCCACAAGGAGGATGGGTGAGGCACCGGCTGGTGCCAGGCTGAGGCAACGCGCGGCCTGGGTTCTCTCTTTGAACCCAGACAAACAATCGCGGGAGTTGGGAGCGCTCTTGAAAGGACGGTGGACACCAGACCTCTCCAAAGAGTTTGCGCACCCGATGAACGCTTTGTTTGTAGCATCGCGCGGCGGCTCGGTGAAGTTCCTGGGCGGGGGAACAGTCATTAAACCCCAAGGTGAGGGCGAGGAGAAGACAGTCAGGGTACTGACGTACGTAAATGCGGTGTTTGAGGGCACCTGTTTCCGTCTTTACCCAGAGCTCCTCGCCCGTTTGGCGGCTTACGCCACATTCAAACGCAGAGAACCACGCCTTCTGTCGGCACTTGGTACTCGCGCTTTGGAGTGGCTTAAACGCGAAGGATTTTCCATGGAGGAAGCGGAGGAAACTCTTGCTCCCACCGTGGCGTTGTCTTGGCTCCCGTCGTCTCGGGAGTCTCTAGGCATAAAAATCCTTCAGAGCGCCAGCACCACGGGGGCCCTGCCTGAGACGAACGGATGGTGGAGCGCCAAAGATTAGGCCAGCCAGGTGTGTCTCAGAGGCGTCTGCAAGGGAGCTCCTCAACTCCCTTTGCGTGACGGCGCCTTCCTTGAGCTGAAAGCACCACTTGGCTGTGACCCTTATCAGAGGCGCAAAATGTACACAGCATGCAACCTAGGTGACATAATCGAGGGGTGTTGGGCCCCCTCAGTGCATGCTAACTGCAACCACAACGAGATCGCTGCCCTACTTAAGCGGTCTCTAGCTCCCACACCCACGGCCGATCCTGGCTCACGTCTCCCAGTTCTCCGGGTTTTCAAGCGTTTAGGAGTACTAGCACGGCGATGGGGCGGTCAAAGATGGAGTTACCTGGAAACGGCGCAATCTTATAGTGGGCTTTTGCGCCGTAGATACATTGAAGCAGAAACGTCGCTCGCCGAAGAGCCTATCCAGGTGCGGGATAGCATACTAGGGGCGTTTCTGAAGGCAGAGAAGTTTGGGTACGGAAAGTATGGGAAACCTAGGATGATATTCCCGAGAAGTCCTAGGTACAATCTGGCCCTCGCTTCTTTTCTTAAACCTTTCGAGCACTGGCTGTGGGGTTATCTCACAGGCGAAAGGCTGTTCAATGGGTCGAATACCAGGGTTGTGGCGAAGGGGCTGAACGGAGCTCGGCGCGCGAACCTCATCGTAAAGAAGTTCAAGTCCTTCGATGACTGCGTCGTGTTCGAGGTGGACGGAAGTGCCTTTGAGGCTCATGTGGATGTTTGGCAACTGCAGCAGGAACACAGTGTGTATTTGGCGGCACACGCTGGGGACCGCGAGCTGGCTTCATTGCTGGCTCGGCAGTTGGTCAACGAGGGGAACACTCCAGGGGGTGTCAAATTCTCGCGTGCTGGCGGAAGGGCGAGTGGAGACTTTAACACAGGCATGGGCAACACACTGATCATGCTTGCGGTGGTTATCGGCGTGCTTAGGCACATCAACGTACCGTTCAGCACCCTAGCGGACGGCGATAACGCTTTAGTCTTTCTCAACCGAGGTGACGTTGCACGGGTTGTTGGCGAGTTTGCCCCCCTGGCCCTGGAGTTTTCGGGCCACGAGATGGTCCTCGAACGTCCTGTGAGC